TCAAATGACACTGTTAATCGCAGCTACCATATTCGTCTTTGCGCCTGCGCTCTTGCTCTGCATCGCCTCCCTCATCGCTTGGAAGAAGGGAGACGACCATGAGTAATCCAATCGAGCTGGTCCAAAACAAGGACAAGACGTGGACGCTTTTCTACTTTGGTAAGGAAGCTGGTTACATTCAGCGGTCCTACCTCGGCTTGCGCGGACAGCGCATCTATCGCGGATTATCCGTTCACGGCAGCATCGTTTACGGCGAGTCTCTTAACACTGTTAAGAGCGACTTGCTGGGGCTGTATCACTGATGGACTGGGCCAAGCACTACCGCGAGGTCCGCGCCCGGATCACCAACGCGCCTAAGAAGCTCGGAGAGCCTAAGCCTATTCCGATCTTCCGCGTTAAGCCCACCCGCCGCAACGATCCCGCAGCAATCTTTCGCGGCCCTGATTACTTCAGGAAGATCGTTCGGACTGTATGCGAGAAGTACGAGGTTGACGCAGCGGACGTGCTGGGCAGATCCCGTCTTAAGAAAATCGTCTTCGCCCGCTTTGAGGTCGCCTATCTGCTGCATCGCAGGGGGTTATCGTCAGTTCAGATTGGGCGGTTGATGGACCGCGACCACACCACGATCATTTACGCAATAGGGGCATATGAACATGCAATTTACAAAATCGGCGAGGGACCTCGTCCAAGAAAGGGGAGAAAAGTACGGGGAGTACCGAGATCTGGCGATGCTGCTGGACGGGATTCTGATGGTGTATGCGGCGAGCCAGAATTGGAATCTGCTGGATTCATACATGAAGATCAGCCTGATTATGGACGCTATGAAGACGGTTCGGATCTTGAACGGAGACCCGAAGGAGCTTGATAGCTGGAAGGATAAACAAGGGTATGTGGAATTGGTGATTAGAGAACTGGAGAGAGAACATGACGAACAATCAGCTTCAGAGCATCGTTGAGCGCATCGAGAAGGTGGAAGACGAGCGCGCCCTCTTGGCCGCAGACATCAAGGACATCTACGTCGAGGCCAAGGGAAACGGGTTTGACGTAAAGACAATTAGAAAGATCGTAGCAATGCGCAAGAAGGACGCCGCCCAGCGAGCAGAAGAGGAAGCGCTCCTCGACACCTATATGAGCGCGCTGGGGATGTTGGCGGATCTTCCTCTTGGCGCTGCCGCGATCCGACGAGAACTTGGCGAATGAGGTTTTTGATCGTCTTGGCGCTCGCATCAACACCAGCCTATGCGGATCTTGAGCCGGCTACTGCGTTCTTCGGGGGACAATATGAGAAGAAAGCAAAGGTTCACACGGTCGGGCGGGCGCAAGAAGTCGTTGCTCGAACGGCCCGTGAAAGACTGGGGGAGAAATGGGTCGTGGTCGCACTCAATCAAGCGCGGCGCGAGTCGTCATTCAATCCTGCGGCCCGTAACCGAGTCTCTGGAGCTAGTGGTGTCTTTCAAGTTCTACCGTCCACTGCCCGGGGTATGGGTTTCGATCCGAGCCGACTTTTCGATCTGGAATACGGTTCGATGGTGGGTGTCGCGTATATGGGAAAATGCGTCGAGGCTGGCGTCCGCAACGATGCCGAGATGAATAATTGTTTCTTGCGCGGGTTCTACAACTGGAGGGGGCTCCAAAATGGATCTGGAAAAAGCAATCGGAAAGTTAGACGAGCTGACGTTCGGTAGGCACACGCACCAGACGACCGTCGAAACGAACGATCTACTCGACCTAAAGATGATGCTGCGGGAGACAAGGCGTCATCTGGAGAATGTCGAGCGCAAGCTGCGGCTGGCCTATGACGACCGGCTGTATGCAGACAAAAGGATGCAGAGCGTCATAGACGATCTTCGGCTGACCTTGTCGGAATATGCTTGCGACTGTGAAGAACAATGCCTGTTTTCCGAATCGAAGGTTTGCGGGGGCCTTGCCCGCTCGGCTCTGGGGGGCTGAATATGAAGGTCAAGGAATCAATAGAATTAGGTCGTAAGCGGCTGTACGGCGTCGAGGCTTACGCAAACGATCTGGAGCGATATATCGCTTTTACGAAGGCGGAGTTTGAGGCTGCGGCTGACGAAGCGATGGAGGCGACCAAGGCTCTTGAGGCCGGGTTAGTGCAACAAGTCCGCCAGCATTTGAACTCTATGCGTGTGCGCTGTCTTGCTGCTCGCATGAAGGGCCCTCCGGCTGTTCCGGCCTATACGCTGGAGGACTACGATGGGTGACATCCTAGACTGGCTGAAGCATTACGCATTTGCGCATCCAGACGAGTATGAGCTTTACGGCGCTGCGGCGCGGGAGATCGAGGGGCTCAGGGTGACGCTTCTTCTTTTGGTCGAGGTGACAATGGACGATCTGGTGAAGGAACTAAAAAACTATCCTCTCCACTACGAAGCAGCCCACAGGGCCGCAGACCACATCGAGAAGGTCGAAGAGGCGCTGCGGCAGATGGTCAAGTTCGCTGAAGATTGGGGGCTCTACGATATGGTTGGGCCGGCCCGCGAAGTTCTTGGCATGGACAGTCTGCCGTTGTGGCCGGGAGGTAAGGATGGCAAATCTGACGACTGAGGAGGCGCTGAATTTGCTATGTGCTGGCATGTATTCAGGCCGCGATGTCATGACCTATGACTATTCGACCGCGCTGGAAATCTATAACGCATTTAGAGAGCTGGCTTGGTTGCACAAGTGCAGGAACGACCGCATCGAGGAGCTGGAAGCCGCGCTAGATGATCTGTGCGGATACGTCTCGCGGGCTGATTGGGCATTGATGGTCTCAGAGAAAACAAAACAAACGATTGCTGCGCTGGAGGGGAAAGATGAGCGATGATTTCGTGGAGCAAATGCGGGATTTCTGCACAGGCTTACCGGCCAGCTTTGTGATGCCGCCGGCGTGGGTTTTTATGATGGAGGCCGCAGACCGCATTGAGAAGTTGGGAGCCGAGAAGCGCCTCAAGGATGCACGCATCGAGGAGCTGGAGGCGGCGCTTCGTGAGATTGGCGAAAAGCTCTCCACAGACAAATACGACAACGAACACTGCCTTGAAACGGTTTGTGGCGAATTGGCCCGCACTGCGCTGGGGAAGAAATAATGGTGGAGATCGTAACAATGCCCGGAACACCGCTGTCGCCGGAGGTTATGCTGCATCAAGCGCTGGCGGAGATTGAGGACACAAAAGGCGTCGTGCTGATCGTTTACAAGAAAGACGAGACGGTGAACGCGGGATGGTCTGACATGCTTCTTTCGGAAGTTTGCATGGCGTCAGCGGTTCTCCAGCACGACATCAACGAAGCTTTGAGATAGGCGAGAAGCGAGTAGAGAGCTAACCCCGGACAAGTCACAACACGGGGGCCGAAGGGTCATCGCTTATAACGGGAAGGGTGAGTCGCGCTCTGGCTCATCCAACCACCACAGGGGGCTAAGATGGAATTTATGAAGCTGCATGAGATTGATGATTGGTTTCAGAACGCGCGCCCGAGCGCCAGAAAGGTCTACTACAAGTACAAGCTGGGACGCGACAAGTCGGTTGCGATGCAGCGTCTTCCCAAGGGCGACAATGACGCGCGGGCGACTGCTGATTTCGCTTGGGCGATGCACATCACTGGGCGCGGCGTGCTGACGCAGAAGATCGTGGACGGCTACTGCGAATATATGATTACGAAAACCCAATGAGCGGCTGGCTAATCATCATTACCGGCCTGATCTACGCCTACGTTGCAGTCGAGCAATACATGAGCGGAAATCAGGGTCTAGCAATCGCCTACACGGGATATGCCTTCTCAAACGTCGGCTTGTTCATGCTGGCGAAATGATGGGGAGAGATCGTTAAAAAAAATAGAAGTCGTGTTAGCGTTGCGCATGAACAAATCGGGCGGGGGCTCAAATGAGAATTGAACAGATAGACGATCTTGTCGCGTCTGAGTACCACAAGATCGAGGCGCTTTCGGCATCCGGGGCTAAGACGCTCCTGCGCTCGCCGGCGCACTACATCGCAGCGAAGGAAACCTTCAAGGAACCTACGCCGGCGATGCGCCTTGGGACAGCCGTCCACACGATGATTTTGGAGCCCGAGAAATTCGAGGCCGAGATCGCGGTGATGCCGAAATTTGACAAGCGCACGACTATCGGCAAGCAAGCCGCGCTGGAATTCGAAGACGAGAACAAGGACAAATGCGTCATCGACTACTACCAGCACGAGCGCGCGAAGCAGATCGCAGAAGCCGTCCGTGACCACGAGTTCTTCAAGGCGGAAGTCCACGGCGGCAAGGCGGAAGCAACGCTGCTTTGGGAAGCCTACGGCGTCCAATGCAAGGCCCGGCTCGACTATCTGAAGGATCAGACGATCTTCGACGTCAAGACCTGTCAGGACGCGAGCCCGGAGGGCTTCTCGCGGCAGATAGCGTCGTTCAAGTACCATATGCAGGCTGCCCACTATACGCGGGGGTTTAAGCGGGTCCACGACGCGCGGCTTGATCGGTTCGTCTTCATCGCCGTCGAGTCGGAATATCCGCACATGGTGGGGATTTACGTTCTGAACCGAGACGCGCTCTGGGTTGGCGACAAGCAGATGGAGCAAGCCGCGAAGGCTTATCGGCATGTGATCGACGGCAACGCGGAGCGAACCTACACAAAGCGCGTCTGCGAGATCGGGCTTCCCGGTTGGGCCATGCCTGAAAATGCGTTCGGGTCATAACATGATCGTAAAATCTCCGCAGGATTTGAACGTGGCGATTGACCGCGAGCGCATCTCCCATGGCATGTCGCATCGAGAGTTATGCGCTAAGTCTGGCGTCTCTCACGCTACCTTGCCCAACGCTTTGAACAATTCCACGTCGATCAATATGTCCACGGCGATCAAGCTCTTGGGCGCGTTGGGGATGCGGCTGGAAGTGAGGTCGCATGATTCTCGGAATTGATCCCGGCGCAAAGGGCGCTCTTGCGTTCTTCGATGTCGAGGCTGGAACGCTTCGCGTCGTGGACATGCCGACCGTGAAAGTCACGCGCGGCAGCAAGCAGAAGGAAGAAATCTCACCGCAGATGCTCGCCGCAGAAATCCGCGCGTGGGCTCCCCGCATCGCCATTGTGGAGAAGGTCGGCGCAATGCCGGGGCAAGGTGTCTCGTCTATGTTCCAATTCGGGCGCGGTGTCGGAATGATCGAGGGCGTGTTGTCGGCGCTGCAAATCCCCGTTTCTTACATCTCGCCGCAGGGATGGCAGAAGGCTGTCGGGACGAGAGGCGGCAAGGACGGCAACAGAGCGCGCGCCGCTGAATTGTTCCCCGGATATGCCGACATCTTCAAGCGCGTGAAGGATGACGGGCGGGCGGATGCAAGCCTTCTGGCGTGGTGGGCCGCAACGGCGTTGGTGTCGAAATGATCGGCGAATTCGAGAAGATCAGCGAGGAGGCGATCACTCTTGCGGAGGCGCTTCTGGAGGCTCTGGACGGCCAGCCGGCGGAGCTTTGCTTACAAGCTGTCGTGGCGCTCGTTGCGGAGATCACGGCTCAAGCTGCATCCGATCACGCCGACGCCGCGCAGATCATGCACATTTTACAAATCAGCGTTCAACAGTCGCTTGCGAAGATGATCGCGCACGGTGAGCTTGAATGGCCGGAACAGGTCAAACACTAATCCCGGCCACGGGGGGTTCTGTGGCAAACATCTGGAGAGTAAAAATGGCATTGGGAATGAATCTCGAAACCGCTACCGGCGGCAGCAAGTTTGTGCCGGCGATCAAGTTCGACGCGAAGGCGGGCGATCTGATCGTCGTGAACAGAGACCCACAATCGGACGGAACGTGGGAAAAAACTGACATCGAAGTCCCGATGCCTGTTCGCGCTGTGATGGATTTCGAGAACCTGCAAGTCGGCTGGCTGACGTTCACGCCGTCTTATAATTCGGTCATGTCGAAGGTTGGCAGCAAGATGCCGGCGCAGCCCTCGCCAGACCACAAGCAAGCCGTCGTCCTGCGCATGTTCTTCAAGGAGCATGGACTGAGGGATTTTACGCCGACGAGCAAAACGGTGCTTCGTGTCGTCAATCGTCTGCATGACGAATATTTGGAAGGCGTGAAGGCCAACGCCGGCAAACTCCCGCTTGTCGAGTTCGCCGGAACTGAGACTGTCAAAATCGTGACGCCGCAGGGCGAGCTTCGCTTTAAGGCTCCTACGATGAAAATCGTCTCGTGGGTGGCTCCGCCCAAGGAGATGAGCGAACAGGCTGCGGCTGCTCCTGCTGCAACCCCTGCTCCCGCTGCGAAGAAGCCCGCCGACGATTTCGACGAGGCTTTCTAAGAAGTTACGGGGGCTGGATAACGCAAGACTTGAAGTATCCAGCCCCCGGGCCGCAGACGGGAAGGGGGGCATCCGCGACCATGCTTGACATTGTAGCACGACCGTTTTCAGAGACCACAAGCATCACTTTGGGCTGCGCCACGGGCGGCAAGACCGACGTGAAACTGCGCGCGCAGCTCTTTTCGTGGTCGGGATTCAAGGACCGTTTGCGCTCTCCGAAATTCGGAGAGAAGGACGGATCGTATTACATTCGCGGCGGCGATCTGTCGGAACCAAAGCGCGGAGACGATTACCTTAAATCCGCCCAGCTCATCATCCTAGACGGCGACAGCTCGATGGACCCGGACACCGGAGAGGTGATCCCCGGAGCGCCAGACATTACGCACGTCGCCGACGTGTTGCGCCAGCATGGCTGGACCTTCTGCGCTCACACGTCGCATAGCTACATTCCCGGCGAGCTGTGGAAGTATCGTGTAATCATCCCGGCAAAAGTAAATTCGCCTGATGAGCTGGGGGGGTGCGTTGATTTCTTAATCAACCTTCTCCACGCGCACGGCGTGTTCCTTTGCGATGTTCCCGAAAACCGACGCTGGAGCCAGCCTTGGTACGTTTCGCGTGTCCGCAGCAAGCAGGCCGGCGAAGATTTCATCTTCATCGAACACACGGAAAACGAGTTCGACGTCGCGGCGGCGATAGACTGGGAGCGGCGGAACAAGGCGTGGCAGGAGACGGTCGAGGAAGTCCGCAGGGCTCCAGAGCAGCACTCGCCCCCTGCCCCGCGTTCCGGCGGAATTCAGGACTATAACGACCGCGCCAGCCTGTCCGACGTTCGCTCCATGCTGGAGGGCGCGGGCTATCGCTTCGGCTACTACGACAAAGGAAACGATTCCTATAGATACATGAGGCCCGGCAGCACGACGAAAACTTTCGGCTGCGTGGTGTTCAAGGGCTCGCAGGGGCATTGGTGCGTCTACTCCCACCACGGCAACGCTGACGCTCTGTCGGGGAAAGTTTTTGATCCATTCGCGCTCGCGGCCACGCTTCATCACGGCGGCGACCTGAAGGCTGCGGCCCGGGCGCTTCTGAAGCCGTCGAGCATTGCCGATCAGCTCCGGGTCGCTTCGGATTATGCGCCTCTTGAGCTTGACAATGAAATGGAGGAAGCCCCGCAAGAGACGCCGCCGGCGTCCCTACCCTTCATCGCCCACGACGAAAGCAAGGAAAAAGTAAGGCGTCGAATTGAGCTGATCCCGTGGGGCCAGCTTCGCGACGAACCGATCCGCTGGCTGGTGAAGGACATTGTGCCGGCGAATAGCTTCTGCGCCCTCTACGGACGCCCGGGGAGCTACAAGTCGTTCGTGGCGCTCTACCTAGCCAGCAACATCGCGAACGGCTCTGACGCCTTCGGCAAGGCCGTTGAGCAAGGGTCCGTGGTCTACATCGCGGCGGAAGGCGGAGCGGGCCTCAAGCGTCGGCGTGATGCGATTATACGAAAGTATAACTTGGGCGACGATTTGCCGATCTACTTCATCAAGGCGCAGCTAAACCTAAGCTCTACCTTGGATGACATGAACGCGGTGTTAGAGGCCATCGCCGCGCTAAACGTCAAGCCGAAGCTCCTTATTGTGGACACATTCGCGCGCGTCTTTCACGGCGAAGAAAACAGCGCGAAAGAGGTCGGCGAAAGCATCGCCATTTTCGGCCACATTCAAGACACGCTCGGCTGCGGCATCCTGCTTGTCCACCACGCCGGCAAAGACACGGCACGCGGGATGCGCGGATCGTCTGCCCTGCTCGGGGCTGTCGATCTTGAGCTGGAATGTGTCAAAATCTCGGAGGAAGGCGCTTCGCAACGTGTCGGAAAGTTGACGGTCACGAAGCAGAAAGACGGCGAGGACGGGATCGAGCTTGGCTATTCTATGGACGTGATCCAGCTCTCCGAAATTGACCCGGATTATACGTCGCTCGCCTTGGAGCCGATCACAGGAGACGCGCTGGCGCTTGCGCAGGGGAAGGTTTCCAAGGGCTCCGGCCCGGTGAACAAAAACGCGCAGATTCTCATAAAGGCTCTAGCTCTGGCGACAACGGAAGCCGGCGTGACCCCTCCCATTGGCGACCGTTGCCCGAAAGGCGTACGAGCCGTCCAGATCGACACGCTAAGGCATTACTTCGGGAATTCGTGCAGCTTGGATCGGGCCAGCATGCGGAAGGCCTTCACGCGCGCTTGCGAAGAGCTACAGACCAAGGGCCTGATGGACATTTGGAACGCGTGGGCGTGGCAGATCGGAAAGAAGGGGCCGGCGGCCCCTCCTGATGACGACGACGATTTCTAAGGTCGCGCGCCGTGTTGTGCGTCATAGAAGCGAAGGCCGTTCTCAATGCGCGCGGCAGCTCCCGGTGGCAAAGGCTCCGGGCGTCGCACGTCAACCCATCGGCGGACGGTGCGCGCGTTTGCGAGGGTCAGGGCGGCGAGCATGGATTGCGTCAGCTTGCGCTTCTCCAGCTCGGCGCGAACGTCATTCGGTGTCAATGGTCTCTCCTTGTCGGGCTTCGCAGAGCATCCAGTCGGCGATTTCCTCCCAGTCTACGGCTCGCAGGAACAGCATCGCGTAGCGTTCCTGCAATTGCAGATTGCGGAGGATCGCTTCTTCTCCGGCGACATGCAGGAATTTTGCGAACGCCTCCAGCTCGGGCGGATCTTCGCCATGGTTAAGTTTGAAGTTTGCGCCGTGAAACATGTCTTTGTAGACGGTCCAAGTTTGCGCGTTGCGCCATCCGTTCATGATCGCCCCCTATTCGTTAAGATCCGGTCAATAAACGGGATAGCCGCGCGACGAATAGATCTGATCGAGACTGCGGCCCTCAGCCTTGTCGGCGGGGATCAGATGAAGCGCGCAGCCGCGCGGGTCGGTCTGGACGTAAGGGACAAGGGAGGGATACTTCCCCATGATCTTATTGAGGCGGCGGAGGGCTCCAGCTTCACGGTCGGGCGCGCGCGAGAGCTTGCGACCGTCGAAGGTGGAGTGCCAGAACGGCGCGCCGTCGCCTTCCTCGCCTTCGCGCTGGATGGCTCCGTTGCACTCGTGTTCGTGCCAGCGATGCAGCGTCATCGAGATACGGCGGAGGCTGCGGAAATCGTCGGACGAAACGCCAAGGCTGACGATCTGGGCGAAGCTGGTTTGATTGGTCTTGCTCATGTTGTGGTTCTCCTGTCGCGTTGTTGCGATGAACCTAACATAGGGCATGTCGCCCTCATTGGCAAGCGCAAAAAAACCCATTTTGGGGCTGCATCTTGGCTTTGGAAGGCGAGACAAACGGCGAGACAAAATCCGAGACAAACGAGACAAACGGGGGTTTCGCGTGTCCCATGTTGAGACAAGACAGACACCCCCGTAGGGGGTGTCTGTCTCGTTCGAGACACGTCTCGGTCTCTCATGTCTCGTCTTGTCTCGTGTCTCATTCGGAAAGGGAAGAAAATGAAACGAACCGCAAAGCCCAAGATGACGCCGAATCCGGCTCCGCCGGAAGATTTGTTCCAAGCTATAGCTTTGCCATTGCAGCGGTTGCAGCGGCGGGAGGCGGAGCTTGCGCGCAAATACGGAATGGCTCGGCTCATGTCTCACGTCCCGCACGAGCTGGCGCATCGGTTCGGCAGGGCGAAGGACAAGCTGGCGGCGTCCGTCGGCGTCAACGATGCAGCGTCAGCCGTCGGGCATATCGAGAACGTCATCCGGGGATGGGCGAAGGTGGAGGCGGAGGCTGTTGCGGCTGGAATTAGCCCGCTCGCGCCAGACGGCCTAGGAAGGCTCTACAATGGCAGGGAATTTTTCGTGGTACTTGATAGCGAAAGTTTCGACGCGGCCAGTCAGCGGGCTCCGCAGGGCGTTCTAGCGGTATCATTAGACGAGCTACTCGCCGCTTATGAGATCGTCCGGCAGAAAATAGCCTTGGACGCGATTAAGGAGGCCTTCCCGGGCGCAACCCTACAGCCACCAAGGCCGAAGCTGGACGAGCGCGTGGGTGACGAGGTCCCGTTCTAGTCCTCCACCTTCACGATGCGGAATCCGATAGTGCGGCGACCGTCAGGATCACGGCGTCCGATGCGACGCTTGC